GAGTGCCACTAGGAGGTTTATACAGAAGTGGAAACTTCATAGCAATAAGATTAACCTAAACCGTTATAATTATGGCACTAGAGCTTACAGGTTCAATTGACATCACAACCGGAGCTGCTTTTACCGACCAAGACGGTAGGTATAGCGGTTCATTCTCTGGTTCTTTTGTAGGAGATGGAAGCGGTTTGACTGGTGTGTCTGTAGGCGGTGGTAGTGATTTTCCATACACCGGTTCTGCTATTATTTCTGGATCATTAGAAGTTGAAGGACCGGTAACTATTATATCAGGCTCTTTAAGAGGTCAAGGTAGCGGTTTAACCGAGGTAAATCCATTTCCGTACGAAGGTCAAGCAGATATTATAGGAGCATTAAAAGTAGATGGTGCAGGAGAGTTTAATTATCTTTCATCTTCGAACGGTGCATGGTCTGCAGGAGGAGATATGAATTTTGCTCGCACAGGTTTAGGTGGAGCAGGAACACAAAATGCTGCTTTAGCTTTTGAGGGTTATTCAAATCCATCACCTTATCAACGAGCATACACAGAAGAATACAACGGTTCATCGTGGTCAGTAGGTGGGGATTTAAATACAGCTAGAGACGAACTTGCAGGAGCAGGTACTCAAAACGCAGGTTTAGCATTCGGTGGACAAGATCCTCCTGTAATCTTAACTTCTACTGAAGAATATAATGGATCATCTTGGAGTATAGGCGGTGCATTAAACATATGTAGATGTTATTTAGGTGGTGCAGGAACACAAAACGCAGGTTTAGCATTCGGCGGTCAATGCGGCGGTACAACACCTACTTGTATTGTATCCTGTACTGAAGAATATAATGGTTCATCATGGTCTGCTGGCGGTTCTTTGCTTTGTGCTAGAATTCGTTTAGCAGGAGCAGGTACTCAAAACGCAGGTTTAGCATTCGGTGGAAACCCAGTTGCAAGTTGTACAGAAGAATATAACGGAGTATCATGGGAACAAGGCGGAGCTTTACCTACTCCTAAGTATAACGCAGGAGGAGCAGGGATACAAAATGCAGCATTAGCATTCGCAGGATGGACTAGTCCTACCGTAATACTTGCTACTTCAGAAAAATATAACGGTACTACTTGGTCTACTAGTCAAAACTTAGCTACAGCACGTATGTGCCCGGGTGGAGCAGGACAACAGAATACTGCTTTAGCTTTTGGCGGGAGTTCCCCTGGTTTTAGAAGCTGTACAGAAGAATACAACGCAGATACATGTTATCGAAAACATTTTTATACACAGCAAAACACAGTATATGCAGACCAGCTGTATGTAAGCGGTTCATCAACAGTAGAAGCAGTATTTAATCTAGCAAATAGAACAGATACACCTTCTCCTTTAACTGCCGGTACAGTATGGCAATCAGGCTCAGCCGGAGCTGGATGTTTATACTTTACCCCAGACGGTTCATCAATTTGTAAAATATCATTTGCTTAATAATAATATATGACACTAGTACTAACAGGATCGATCAATTTAACTTCAGGCGGTATTACTACCGACCGAGACGGAGTCTATAGCGGTTCTTTCTCAGGTTCTCTAGTAGGAGATGGTTCTGGTCTTACCGGAGTAACCGGTGGAGGTGGTAGTAGTGATTTTCCATATACCGGTTCAGCAATCATTTCAGGCTCTTTAGAAGTAGACGGAATTACAGAAGTAATATCCGGTTCTGTAATAGGAGATGGAAGCGGTCTTACAGATGTACAAATATTTCCTTTTGAAGGACAAGCCGATATTATAGGAGGATTTAAATTAGATGGAGAGTTTGAATTTAATCATCTATCATCATCTAACGGTGGATGGTCGGCCGGCGGTAGTATAAATGTATCTCGGTACAACGGTGGTGGAACTGGAACACAAAATGCATCTTTAATTTTTGGAGGGCTTACTTTTTCTCCAACTACTTTTTACGATGCAACTGAAGCATATAACGGTACATCCTGGAGTGTTAAAAATGCTTTGATAAAACCTAGAGATGGACTAGGAGGAGCAGGTTCTCAAAATTCAGCACTAGCTTTTGGAGGTAGGTGTAACCCTGCTTCTTATTTAGCTAACACTGAAGAGTATAACGGTGATACCTGGTCGGCAAGTGGAGATTTAAATGTTGCTAGAAACAGAGCAAGAGGTACAGGTACTCAAAATGCTGCACTAACAGCTGGAGGACAAGGAAACTCTCCTACTATAAGATCTTGTACTGAAGAGTATAATGGGGTAACCTGGTCAAATGGAGGAGTTTTAAATACTAACCCTTCTCTTAATTTATGGGAAGGAGCTGTTGGCGGATCTCAAAATGCAGGTATTTACTTCGGTGGAGCTGATTCACCTACCGGTACCCAACAGGCTTGCACTGAAGAGTATAATGGAACATCATGGTCAATAGGTGGAGCATTGAATTCAGCCCGAAGAAATATTGTAGGATCAGGTGGGCAAGGAACGGCTATAGCATTTGGTGGTGCAATTCTACCTTCTACTTATCGAACTTGTGTTGAAGAATATGATGGTAATTCTTGGTCTAATGCTCCTTCTCTAACCACAGCAAGAAGTGATTTTTTCGGAGGTTCCGGTGACAAATTAGCTGCACTTGCAGCAGGAGGAATTGGCGCAGGAAGTATTATAACTACCGCGACTGAAGAATACAACGCAGATGCATGTTATCGAAAACACTTTTATAGTCAACAAAATACTGTATATTCAAACCAGTTATATGTAACAGGATCTGCAACAGCAGATGCTTTACTTAACCTGGCAAATAGAGATACAACACCCGACCCATTGACCGAAGGAATGATTTGGCAATCAGGTTCAGCTAACAGTGGCTGTTTATATTTCTCACCAGACGGAACATCAATTTGTAAAATATCATTTGCTTAACTATTAAACTATGGCACTACAATTAACAGGATCAATTAATATTACAACCGGAGGTCTTACAACAGATCTACCTGGAAGATATAGTGGTTCTTTAAGCGGCTCTTTTGTAGGAGACGGTAGCGGTTTGACCGGAATATCTGGAGGTAGTTCAGTAGATGATTTTCCATACACCGGTTCTGCTGGTATATCAGGTTCTTTAGAAGTAGAAGGAAACGTAACAGTTGTATCTGGTTCTATAAACGGTGATGGAAGCGGTTTAACCGAAGTAAATCCTTTTCCTTTCGAGGGTCAAGCAGATATAATAGGCGGTCTAAAAGTAGACGGTTCAAATGAATTTAATTACCTTTCATCATCCAACGGTGCTTGGTCTGTTGGAGCAGCTATAACAAGTAATGGATCACCAGCAGGAGGAGTTCGATATGATGCTACTTTAACTGGTACACAAGTGGCTTCTTTATTATTTGGAGGATCACCCTCTGACAATACACAGTACACTAAAAAGTACGATGGTACTTCTTGGTCAGATACTGGTGTTATTAATAATTTAAGAAGTCAATTAGGTGGTGCTGGCACTCAAAATTCTTCACTTGCTTTTGGAGGAACATGTACTCCGAATCCTACTGTAGGCTGTACTGAAGAATTTAATGGAACATCTTGGTCTACTGTTAATCCTATGAATATAGGTCGTAGACTTTTAGGAGGAAGTGGAACACAAAACGCAGCACTTGCTTTTGCAGGATTAGCTGATGCTCCTATTTCAACTAATTCCTGTACTGAAGAATATAACGGTACTACTTGGTCAACCGCAGGAAGCTTAAACTCAGCAAGATACTGTTTAGCAGGCGTTGGAACACAGCATTCAACTTTAGCTTTTGGAGGCCATCCTTCAACTTGTAGATGTACTGAAGAATATGACGGTAGTGTATGGACTAATAAACCAGGCTTAGCAGTATTTAGAGGTAAAATAGGTCACGGAGCATCAGGTTTAACAAACTCTGCACTTGCATTTGGAGGATCTTCACCTGCTACCACAGGGAATACTGACATATATAACGGAACTACCTGGTCTGCTGGTACAGATATGAATGTAGCAAGAAGAGCTTTAGCTGGTACAGGTACACAGAATTCTGCTTTAGCAGCTGGTGGTAGTACACCTCAAGTAGTATCATGTACAGAAGAATACAACGCAGATGCATGCTATAGAAAATCATTCTATCATCAACAATGTCAAACATTTATAAACAACCTCACCATATCAGGTTCTAATTCTACTATGAATATAAGAACTTTAGGTTCAACACCTAATCCACTTACCGCCGGAGCGATATGGGTTTCTGGTTCAGCAGGAGCCGGTTGTTTATACTTTTCACCAAACGGTACAGCAATTTGTAAAATATCGTTTGCATAAATTTTTTATATGGTTACAATACCCACATGGTGGTATGAAGGAAAAATTATAACAGATATTTCCGACATGCCAGAAAATACTTACGGCTTCATATACGAAGTACTACACAAACCAACCGACAGAAAATATTTAGGTAAAAAAGTTTTATTTTTCGAACGCAACGTTAGAATAGGTAAAAGAGAAGCAGAAGCTTTAAAAGAAGAAAGAAAAGCAAAAGGTATAGGCGGTAGAGTACCGGCTAAAAAGAAAGTAGTAAAAGAATCAGACTGGAAAGATTATTACGGTTCTCATAAAGATATAGTTGAGCTCATAAAACAAGAAAAACAGTTTGAATTTGAAAGAAAAATTCTTACCTTTGTACCGAATAAAAAGCTTCTAACGTATTATGAGTGTAAGTATCTATTTATAAAAGAGGTATTGGAGGAAAGAAATAATTATATAAACGATAACATTTTAGGTAAGTTTTATAAGAAAGATTTCATAAATGATTAAGATAAAAGATCTTATAGATATTCCATCATTAGACTACCATGTAGAACATGGACTCACTTTACACGAGAATGTCTACCGTTATTCTAGCGAGAAGTTTATATCTTTATTTAAAGAAGCTAGAGAAGCCCTTAGAGACGGTAAAATACAACTCAACGAAGAAGACTTAGAATTATTAGAATCTACCGACATAGGAGAGTATGGTCTATATGAAGGAGAAGAAGTACCTTTAGATCTACCAACAGTCGATGAAGCTGAATATAGAGGTAAAGACGTACCTTTAAATAAACCTAAAAGAGGTGGATCTAAAAAGTTTGTAGTTTATACTAAAAACGATAAAGGAAACGTAGTAAAGGTTAGTTTTGGTGGCACAACAGGACTAAACGTTAAAATAGATGAGCCTGGAGCTAGAGCTTCATTTGCCGCTCGTCATAAATGTGCACAGAAAAAAGACAAGACAAAACCAGGATACTGGGCTTGTAATATTGGACGTTATTGGAAATCATTAGGTGGAAAAAGAAACTTTTCAGGATACTGGTAGACCTTATATAGAAGAAGGTCAAGAGAGAGTTTTTACTCAAGAAGTTACTCAAGACGATTTAGTCTGGCATAAAGACAGAGAAGATCGTATCATAGAACCTCTCCACGAAACAGACTGGCAGTTTCAGTACGATAACGAAGTACCTATAGAGTTAGGTAGACTATTTATAGAAAAGGGTACATATCATAGATTGATAAAAGGTACCGGAGATTTAAAACTTAAAGTAATTAAACTATGAAATGCGATTGTAAAGTATGTAACTGCGGTACAACGTGTGATTGTGAATGTTGTAACTGTAATCAATAATGGCAAAAAAAGGAGCTTTTGGAAGCGTTATAGTTTTAGATAAACCAGCAAAGAAAAGACCAGGCGTACATGCTAAGTCTAAAACGTCAAAATTAAAAAGCAGTAAAAACTACAGAAAGAAATATAGAGGACAAGGAAGATGAAATTAACCGATATTATTCTTAGTGAGTTGAGTATTGCAGGAGAAATGCAAAAATACGATGTAATCGTAGAGCATGTCTCTAATGCTATCTCTGAAAAGTACGATATTCCAAATGATGGTCTACTTCAAGGAACAATCAGAGTAGCAGTAGCAGAAGCTATGGACACTATTAATGAAGGGTGGAATGATAATATCGAACAGATTACTATCGCTTATACAACTAAAGGTGATTTATATTCTATCTCTATTGACGGAGAAAAACAAAGAGACGACGACCTTAAAAGAGCAAAAGACTTCCTACAGGACACTTCTGGGGTTGATATATCTACAGATAAAAAAATCGATAAAGTGATCGATGCTATGAAAGACCATGGTATTGTTGTAGATACTACCGAAATGGATGTATCATAAGTTGTTTATTTCAAATATTTTTCGTATATTATAGATAATAGTTACGGACTACCTATGGATTATACATTTCTACTAGGTTCGATTGAGAATATATTAGGTAAATCTCATAAAAGAGCTAGAGAAAATTACGCTTTTCATTGCCCTTTCTGCAATCATCGGAAGCCTAAGCTGGAGATTAATATGGCAACTAACGAAGAAGGACAGAATCCTTGGGAATGTTGGGTGTGTCAAACCAAAGGCCGTACTATTAGATCACTTCTTAGACAGCTTAAAACACCAAGAGATCAAGCAGCTGAAATACTTAAATACTTACCGAAAGGTTCACAAATACAGTATAAGCAGCTATCTATAATAGAACTACCGAAAGAATATCAACCACTATATTCCGCTTCAACCACATCCGTAGTTGCTAATCTAGTAAAAAAATACTTATATGAGAGAGGACTTTGCGACAATGATTTTATTAAATATGATATTGGATACTGCACAAGTGGAGAATATGGAGGAAGAGTCGTTATCCCAAGCTATTCTGCATCCAATCAGCTCAACTATTTTATTGCAAGAAGTTATGATGGCAGCTACTTTAAGTACAAAAATCCTGAAGCTTCCAAAGACATAATCTTTTTTGAGAATCTTATAAACTGGAACCAGCCTATTATTTTATGTGAAGGAGCATTCGATGCTATTGCTATTCGTCGAAATGCTATTCCTATATTAGGTAAAAACATCTCAAAGAGTTTATATAAAAAAATACTAACCAGCCCGTTAACAGATATCTATATTGCATTAGATTCAGATGCACAAGATAAAGCATTAGAAATAGCAGAAACGTTTTTAAACCAAGGTAAAAAAGTCTTTATGGTGGATATGAAAGACAAAGATCCATCCGAAATGGGGTTCAAAGATTTTACTTCCCACATTCAACAAGCACAAGAGTTAGACCTGTCAAGTCTGATGGTGCATAAATTAGACCTATGATACAGCAAGGAATGAATATTCTAAAAGAGAATGCTAAAAGCAGACTAGAATTCAAACCGCAACTCCAACAAATTAACTTTCTTGATAGGAGAGTTTATAAGAGATCGGAAGGAGTATACTACCCGTCCGTAACAACTATACTCCAGTATATGCCCAAGAATAAGTTCTTCGAGTCTTGGCTCAAAGACGTTGGGCATAATGCCGATCTTATTATGAGACGTGCCGGTAAAGAAGGTACCCAAGTTCATGAAG